TGCCTTGCCTTGCTCATAAAAGAACGAAGCAAACTTTTCGGGATTCATTGCCATTGCTAAAGACCGGTGATAAGCATGAGCATCGGTTAGCAAACCCTGTTCATCCGTAAACTGTTGAATCCACGGAAGAGGAGAGTCCTGCATTTTTCTTAACTCATCTTTATCAGAAGGCGAATAAACCAAAGAGCGGTCACCAATATTGAATTCAAAACCTTTGAACTCTTGGTTAAACACTTGATTTGTTTTGTCAACAAACCAATCCCTTCTACGTTTTATCTCTTCCTCTTGATTTTTAGCGTTAGCTGTATACTGCTTGTACTCTTGGTACTCTTCAGAGTTAGAGAGAGAGGAATTTCCCACTGACTCAGCAGGGATTCGGTATTTCTCTTTAGCTTCTTCGAAGTAACCCTTTGCCTTTGCAATAATTTTCTTTTGCGCTAAGCGCGTTTTTTTAATAAAGTCCTCATCATCGAGTTCTTCGTCATATATATAGTCTTGAAGCATAACCTCAAGGTCGTCATCGTCCATACCTTCTTCCATCTCCGTCTCACGTAAGTAAGCGGCTATTAAATCTTCATTAGCTAAAGCAGAATGGTCTTCATTTAACTTCATAAAGTCCTTAATGCCTCGCCCTGTCTCTTTCTTATACTTAAAAAAAGCAGACATCTCTTCATCCATCTCCCCGTTATCCTCACGAGCAGACTTTAAATCCTCAAGTGAATTAATCTTCATGCCTAAACGAGAATTAATCTCGCTAAGCAGTTGTTCTTCTCCAAGCTCTACTTGTTCTTTAACAATTTCTTCAGCTACCTCCTCTTGATTTTGTTTAACGGGATTCCTTAAATCAATTCTAGCGATATCGCTCTCTTCAGTTGATTCAGGCTCACTAAATTTTGCTTCATGAGCTTCAAGGAGCTTGGACTCTTGCTCTTGAATTGATTGAGTCTCAATAGACTCTACCGCTTTTACTTGAATTCCTTCCATTTGATTTGATTTGTACGAAAGTAACTAATTTATTCTACCTAGCGTGGACTAAATTCAGCCAAGTCAAAGCCATCTAGACTATCCTCATTGGATTCAAATGAAACCGCAGGTAAATTGTTCTTTCGTTGATTTATAAGCTTAGACTGTTGAGTGTTCTGCTGACTAATGCGGTCAGACTTAGCCGTCTCTCTTTGGTCTTCACGAGTTTGTATCTGAGACTCTACAATATCCTTCAACTGCATCTGATAATTAAACTCTTCAGCCATTAACTGACTCTTAAGCTTAGCCTCTGCTTGTTGCTTTTCAATTTCAAAAGCAATCTCAGCCTGCTTAAGCTGCATCTTGCCTTGAAGCTCCATCTGCATCTTCTCCATCTGACCTTGTTGCGCTGCTTGCTGCGATTGAAGGTTTTGTTGAGCCTGAACTGCCTGCTGCTGCATAGCCATCCGCTCCTCACGGTCTTGCTTAGCAATTCTCTTAACTTTTAAAAACTGATTGGCAAGTTTAAGATTCTTAATCTCTCGAATATCAATAGCATCCTCAAGATTAATGTCTCCTTTAGAAAGAGCCATCTGAATGTTTTGCTCAAGCTGTGCTTTTTGTTCTTCGTCAGGAGTTACCTCAATAAAGATTCCGAAATCGTAGATATACAAGTCGTTCATGTCTCGTAAGACAGCAACGTTATACTTTCCAATCTGATTTATAAATTGGTCTTTAAAGTCAGCATATTCAAGGATGTCTCCTATTCTATAGGTAAGGCTTTCGGCTATAGTTCGGAACATATACAGGCTACCATCAAGGATATGACGGGTTGCTGTATTAGAATTAAGTGCTGCTAGTTTCTGAACACCTACAAGTGAGTTGGGGTCAGGCGTAGAGCCATCTCTAGCTTCATTAAGACCCGTAACATCACGAATCATCTGAAGATAGTGGTTCATATTTTGAACTAACATCTGAGCCTTACCTGAAGCGCTGCTTGATGTAAGTTGCTGAATAGGGATACGCCCTTGGTTATACTCTCCCTCCTGAGTATAGCTTCTTCCAATTACACTACCCGTTTGAAAAAATAAACGAAGAGCATCTGATGGATTATAAGCGTTCCCCGTTCCCAAGTCTACTTCATTAAGACCATCAGCGTCAATGTAGACACCATCAGGGACTGTCCTAGAAATAACCTGCTGAAGTTTAAGGTGAGTAATCTGAATTAAATCAGCAAATGGAATCATACGCCGAGTTAAAGATTCAATCACTCCCTTGTACATACGAGGAGCTACAGCTGTATAATTAGAAAGGGCATGTTGAGACGCAGACTTAGGACGAACCATATTTTCTGCCATCTCCCACTTAAGAACAATATTAGTTCCCATAACCATAACCCCATCATACCAAACATCAATGGTTTTCTCAAGCTTCTCAAACTTACCATCATCCATCATCTCCTGAGGAGGATTGAATTGGTCGTCCTTCTCAATGACTCGTTTATTGTCTCCATCTACCTTCTTCTTATAGACAATCTTTTTAGTTGTCTTATAGTTGAAGTACATAAGGGTAGTGGTATCTCTATAAAAGATATCATTGTCATAGTACTGAGCTACATTATAATAGTCATACCAACTCTGCCCTGATTTAGAAATAACCTCTAAGTCTTCCTTAGTTAAACTAGGGTCAATTTTTATAAGGTCGTTAATTGGAACAGTTTTAATTTCTCCCCAATAAAAACAATCCGTAAAGTGAGGGTCTTCGGTATAGCTGTATACCACGTTGGCCGGGTCTACATACTTTACTTCTACACCGCTTCCCTTTAAGAATTCAGTTTTAGCAACTGATATACCTATAACAGTTAGGTCATAGTCAAGACGCTTACGAAGGTCATGGTAATGATTCTCTTCAAGAATAGTATTGATAGCCTCCTCTTCTGCAATCTCAATAGCGGGCTTATACTTAAGCTGCATGAACAGCTGAAGCTCTTCATCAGAGTTAGGCAATTCATCAGACGGAACTACAAATGGGTCTACACCGCTTTTCTGTTGAATATTTTCAAGAAAGGGTTTAGCAACCATTTGACTTTCAATCAAATCTTGAAATGCACTTCGTCTAGATTGAGACAGTGCATCTTGAGATTGAGCCTTAACCTTAAAAAGACGCTCTGACATTCCGTTAACGACAATGTCAACGAACTTAGGGAGAATAGGAACAGGAGTCCAATCAAGATTTAAATAAGATAGGTCACCATCAACAGCTAATTCATTTTTATATTTCGCAACCGATTGCTCTCCACGAGCATACAACCGTAAGCGATGAAAGTCTCGCCATTGACTGTAAAACCTGCATTGATTTCCATCTTTTTTAAACCATTCGTACTGAATAGCTTGACCTATCTGCAGGCCAAATTCATCAGTGGCTTTTTCCGCATCTGATACAAACTGACTTGGAAAGCCTGTAGATGAAATATTTATAGTTACTTCCTTCATCGTATTATCTCGCTTGTCGTTCCATTGTTAGTGTACCGAGCGAAGTTAACGCTAATTTTTCTTTGTTTTTGTTGCGGCAAATACAGGTGTTTTTGGTTTGCCATAATTGCTAATCCGGAACTAATTGTAGCGTCAAACGCAGTACGATTATTAATATCAAACTTTGCCCAATCCTCAAGTGTTCTTACAAAAGGCATCATACCCATTTCATCAGACTCTCTGAAAGTTCCCTCTAAATCAATGCCTACATGCTTCTCAATATAAGATTCTATAGCTGATGCATGAGCCTGTTTTACGTCTTCGCTTGAGTTAGGAATTCCACCCAACTCTTTTTCTGTCTTAGATAATTTTATAAATGGCTTATCAGGGCGGTTCATACAGAAACCCCTGTATCCTCTGTTCTTAAAGTGGTAAAGAAGTCTAGGTTTGTTGTTCTCAATTAGGATAGGCATGCCATAAAACACACAGGCCATTAAGACATCCTCAAAGAAAATCTCAGCGGTCTGAGGACGAGCGACATACTCTAGGAAAAATTCATTACTTGGAGCATCTTCCATGCTAAATTTAGTAAGACCATGAAGAGCACCGTTAGAACCTCCTCCACCTACTACGCCTGATATATCATAAGAGTCACACCCTAAAGCTCCTATGTGTTCATTAGCCGGATACTTTACGCCATGCTTATCAATCATTTTATTTTGCAAGTTCTTATTCGGAGTCCACGAAATATAAAATCTTCCGCGTTTATCAGGATAGAACTGAACCTTTGTGTCTTTTTGACCATCCTTCCAACCGAACGACCCCCTAGTTACGTAATGGTCCCGTATTAAAGATTCCGAATAATCAAGCTGCTGATAAATCTTAGTGAGATTAAACAATGAAGATTTACTTTCATCTCTAAAAGCATGCGACTCAGTTCTAGGAAACTGTCTATAAAACTCATTAAGCGCATCAGGGTCATCTTTCAAAGACGCTACTTCAGCATCCCAATAATCTATAGCTCCATTTTTAATGTACCTATCATCAATACCTCGTATAGGTTTCAAAGGAGCCTTTAATACCGGATGCCCATATCGGTCAATAAAACCCTCCATGTTGTACTCCATAGGAATAAACAAAGAGTACATACCGCTTTTGGTTTGACCGTTTGCGTTTCGAGTATTAATATCAGAGTCTTCGTAAAGCTTTTTAAAATTACCACCTCCTTTATTTAAAGCGTTAGAGGTAGACCCCATCATACATTTTCCAATAATCCTGCTACCCAATCGGAGACAGGTTTTAGTTACCCTCCAATTATTTTGAATGTTGTTTGGCTTAATCCACTTACCACTCTCATCGTGAACTAAAAGCAAAAGCTTTTCTCCATCGTAAGAGTTATCATCTGTGTTCTTCCAATCAATGGTAGTATCAAGACCATCAAGGTCCTCTGATGCCACTACGTGCATATTTTTTTTGGTAATCTTAGAAGCAGGAATTCTAAATGCTAACTCCGTCTTTGGCTTATCCATACCGTCTTGAATAGGCTTAAAGAAAAAAGGAAGTCTATTAGCAATAGGAACCACCTTATCAGTAAACATCTTCTTAGCATCTGACCCCGTCTTAGATAAAATACCTACCCTTGAATCTTTAGCTAATGTCCCTGTGTTTACACATTCAGATGAACCCATAAAGGAAAAACCTGAACGCCTAATTTTTAAATAAGACATACCGAAAGACCTCTCATCCGCCTTACATGCTTCCCAAAAAATATAGAATATTCGGTTCGCCTCTCTAAAGTCAGGATATCCAACATCAATGGATGCCCACTGTAAATAAATATAGTGAGCGCCCGTCATATAAGTAGGTATGCCTTTATTCAAAAACCAATGCCCATTTTCTCTTGAGTCAAACTCAGCTTCAATGTAATCTATCCATTCATTCTTAAATGGAGATGGCATTTCATTCCATTGAAATATAGATTGAATTCGCTGCAGCGGTTTAGGTAGCTCATGTCGAATCCAATAATCCGGTTCTTTAGATAACTCTTTAGGAGTCGGAGGCAAAGCAATATCTAATCCTGAGATATTAATAACATCTCCAATCTGTCCTGTCTTAGATATAACAACAACCTGATACTTTTCATTATAACCATACGCCCATGTCTTTGCACGGTTTTTATTAACAAGTACAGACTTGGGAATAAATCCCGGCTTAGGGATATAAAGGTTATTTTCTTGCTCGTTGTTCTGCAAATCCTTGTTTACTATCGGTTCTACTTGAATCTCTGCTAAGCAAGTTAAGCTCTTCCTGCTCTGATTCTATCTTGTTTAAGATATCAAAGGCATCAAAAATGCAAAGCTTCTTAGTAGCTGCTGCATTTTTTAATTTGTCAGCCGCTAATTCATCCTCTGCGTCAGGCTTAATAATATCTTCTTTAGCAACTTTTATTAGCTGCTCTACTGCAGTATAACCTGCAGCAATTACCTGTGCTTTTAGTTCTGAAGAATTCATAAAGAGAAAGCAATTTGGTGGTCGTACATACGGTAAAGCTTTTCTCCATCTACAGTAAACTCATACTCTGAATCCGGAGTAAAAGAAACTTTAGTTCCTTCAACTATTCCTTCTTTTAAAAGATATTCATTGGGGTATTTCATTACACCCATTAATGGCTCTTCTGATGTAGGTCGAAATATAGAAGAGTCTTCAGGAGGAACAGGTTTTACAAAACAATATCGATTATGCGGGTGCCACTTATCGTCTTGCTTGTACATAAAAAATTGGTCATCATCAATTAAGAAAAGCTTTTCCCATAAATGACTTTTACCGCTACGTCTCTTTCCTGAGATATCATTATAAAACTTAAATACATTATGATGAACAAGAAGAATATCTCCTGTTTTTATTGGCCCATCATATTCTAACGGAACTTCCTTTACTACAGCAAAACGATTAGCGGCATGGTGATTTTCTTCAGATGTACTTGTTACAACTTCTACATCACCCATAATCTTTGTATTGTCATAACGTCTTTCCCCAAAAGGGAAAGCTATAAAACAAGTTGGAGAACGCATTAAATATTAAGATTGTATTCTATAGAGACGGGCATAGTTTGACGAAACTCTTTCCATAGAAAGACCTCCGCTCCTTTCTCAATCCAAATAAGAATTGAAGATGTAACATCCTCCT